AACTGCATTGAAAGGTCAGACAAAGTTGTAAGCATTGCGTTCAGAACTTCAAACGATCTGGGAGACTCCTCTGCTCTTGCAATGTCGGTCAACATCTCGACAGCAGATTCTCCCTTATTGATAAGAGATTCAAGTTTTCCTCGAACGAAAGATATATCGGCATCCAAGTCATCATTTGACTCCACTGGTGGTTGCTGAATCACAAGTGGAAGATGATCTTCGCGTTCAATATCTGGTATACCAAATGCTTCTGACAATGATGTATCAATTCTTGTCATTATTGCCTCGACAATGTTGGGATGGCTGCATTTAGGTTGTTCATTCCAGCAATCCCACCAGTCAAAAGAGACGGAGTTCTTGAAGACATGACTTGAATCAATGCTAATTTTCCACGAGTGATAATAGAAGATTTTATGCTGTCAGAACTCAAAGTAGCCAAGTCAGCAATACCGGCAATATCTGTCATAAACGTGGGACTACTTCTTTGAACCCCAGTATATCTCGCTACTTCAGTATCAGTATCAGAAATAAAAGTTGAACTACGTCGCTGAACCCCATTATATTCCACTGACGCAATTTGAGTTCCGCGTGAAGGGACACTAAGGTCTACTTCATATCGCTCAGATGCCCATGACTCGTATGCAAAAACAACTTGGAAACTGACAACAGACCTGTCAGATGCACTCAACATGACATCGTTGATTACCTTTGGGTATACATTTTTGACGACTACACCATAGACTTTTTGTTTCTTCTCATCTATCTGATATATCGTCATGGTCGGAACGATATAGTTTGCAGGGTACATAAAAATTCCACCATCGGTCTTAACCGGAGCCTGTACCCACTTATCAAAAAATTCTTTGATCAGCATCTGCTGATCGCACATGAACGTCATTGATAGTTGCCCAAACAATTTGTCATACACAACCTCCCGAGTTAGACCACCATCCTTTACTGGCTGTGTTGGTAGAACAAATTCAGGAAACATTGCCTGTTCACAGAACAAAGGTATGATTGGCACAGCCGCTGATGAAGTCATTAGAAATGGCGGGGGTGTTATCTCGACCACATAATGTGAACGGGAAGCCACCCCTCTACCTCTGACCTCAGCCATAAATTCTTTTAATCCCATCAGAGATACCTCATTGATTCTTGCCAAACTTGTTTCTTGTCGATAAATATGGCATTTTCGCCAGTATTAAACCTCTCCAACGGCAACATCACGGCATTGAACCACTGAGTTGCGGGAACGTGCAAAAACATCGACTCCAAACAGTCATACCGATACTGTTTGACTGCTGTATTGACGCCACGATATTTTGATATACCACCGATATAAGACCAAGACATTCTCAGTCTTGTCTTTTCATCTAACTTTTTATTTGTTGCAAAGTCAAGCAGATTTTTCAACAGAACAACCCTCACCTTTGGGGGAAGATAGTGGAAATTGATTCCAGTGAAATTTGTGTCTGTTTTTGAAATCGGAATAATCAGAGGAAATGTGTCATAGAATGGTAACGTCTTTGCTCCAATTGGGAAATAATGAAACAGATACATGTGACCGGGAGTCAAATATGAAACTCTTCGGTCAGCATTAGCCATGATGGATGCAGGGGAAACCTGATTGGTTAAAATCCGAGTTTGTTCGGCAAACCAATCTTGAGATTTTCTTGCTGCTTCCTTATCATAGGTAAACCGCTTGGATAACTGATCGAGGTTTAAACGTGCCATTTAGTCAAATGTTAGTCGGTGTTCTGGTTCCCATCCAATCACATCCAAAACGCTCTTCAGGGGCTCTAAAAACGCCTTCTGATACTGAGTTTCTTTGTCGATGTATCGAATGATTCCCAATTCTTCTGGAATCTTTCCAATGAAAGAGAACACATTTTCCCTGATCGGGTTCGGCATTCTCAAAGCGATGTATTTTATTTTCTCGCCTTCATTGATTACGTTATACTTATCTGTCAATCCAAGTCGTTTCAAATGATGATTATGCAAGAGCGATCCTCGAACATGCATCGGAGTTCCCTTTTGATAGATGCTTGAATTTGAAGCATAGACGGACATTCCGTTACAGCCACGAGGGAATGCAATTTCTTGGTAGTCATGCTTCATGAACAGAACCTTTACCTTAGAAACGTATTCCTGTAACTCAGCCTCGTTTCCTCGCATGCAAATCCGAACAGCTTCTTTTAGGTATTCTTTGACAACCTTTGGAGTAGATGATCGAACGATTTCAAGTCCAGTGATTTTAATTTTTGGTTCATCATATCGAACACCCTCGGAATACATGATGTCAAAAATGTTACGCTTCTTCTTGGTGCATAGAAACGATGCTCCAATGTTTTCCAATTTGAAGTAGATGCGTTTCTCATATCCACCCATTTTAGCAAGAAGAGCAATGAATTTCTTGTCAAGTATCGGTTGAATGCCGTTCATGACAAAATCCTCAACAACATCAACGATATTTTTCTGAGTCTTCTCCAATTTCTTGGACTTCAAAAGCATATCAATGATAGGTTCAATCAACACATAGTTTGAATCGGTGTCTGCTGCAAGGACGTATTCCTTTCCTTCCGTTCTTGACAGCTTGTTCATAATCTGGTTAATGGACGACATTGATGTTTTCAGCATAACTTGACCCGTTGCCGTGATTGCTTCTGCAAGAATCGAGTCATAGTATCTGAAATAAGCCAGTCCGAGAGCACCATAGAGAGAGTTTGAACAGACTTTGAAACCTTTTTGTGCAATATCGAGGGCTCGAATCGCGCTATCATTTTTCTCGTATCGTGCCTTTAGTTCGGCAATTCTGTCCACATCACTCATCAATCACTACTCCTAAAGTTTTCAGTTCAGCCTTAATCAACTCTTGCTCGGATTTCAGTTCAAGCATTTTCTTCTTTGTGACCTTACGCCGCTTGCCCATCAAATCAACCAATTCTGGAATAAACCCACGAACACTCTTGGTGGTGACCAATCCATTTGCACTGAGACATTCCGTTTCTGGATTGAAGTCTTGTGGGAATTCACCTCGCAAAATACTCTCAATGCTTACTCCCTCAATGACCCTCAAAACAGTCTCTGGAGAGATGTTGTGTTGCATCATCATTGATGGATACAACTGTTCTGCATCAATTGAAAAGGTGTGTCCATATTTTCCGGGAACTGGCTCAAGAACAAATGCACCAACGATATTTTCTTTGTGATTTTTTGGTTTCACAAATTCTTCAACGATGTTCTGTTCAATGAAATGACCGTAGATAATGGATTCCCACAGTCGCATTGCTGAAATCACATCAGCAAATGCACACTTAGCCAAAAAAGCCAGTTGCATTGCCAACATTGTGTGTTGCATCTTTTGGTCAATTTTGTATACCAAATATGTATCCACACAGCAATACAGCACAAAGGTTTCCCAATGTTCAGGGGAATACGATTCCTTAAAACTGTCAACAGGAATATCAACTTTCCTCTCTCCCAGTTCCATGAATGCAATGTGATCCAAAGTGAACGACTCTTGACTTCCCGGATTGAATTTCTTGTAAAGGTCAAGGGCGTCCAAGTGGGTAATACCACCAATGTCATATGTCGTGAATGGATCAAAGTTGTCTGGTTTGACTGTCCTTGGTTTGATAATTTTCCATGGTGAAATCAGTTTCATGAACGACTCACCAAGGACGTTACTGATTCGATTGACGATGTATGGAATATCGAATGATTCTGAATTCCATCCAGTCAGAACGTCAATTCTGACTGTTCGCATGAACATGCAAAAGTCCGAAAGAAACTTGCTCTCATCATCAAAGACACGGACATCACATTTCTGAAATTTCTCGTAGATTGGATTTGATGGAGAAACTGGACGCATTGACCACACATGCATGGTCTTTTCGCTCTTCTCGAACATCGTGATCAAAAGCATTTCTGCTTCGGCCTTTGCGGCTGTCTGAAAGCCACCGATATGCTCATCATAACAAGAGTCTTTGAGGGCCACCCAAACATCTTTATCTTCATCCCAGACCTCAATACCAATGGACTTCTCAACATCCTTGATGTTTGTCTGGAACGACTTTTCTTCACCAACCTTACGAGCAAGAATTGGATGGGATTTTTGATATTTTCGACGCTCGGACTTGGTTTCAATATCGAAATACCAAACTTTTGTCAGGTCAAATGACCAATCAATTTCACCAACGTAATAGTCATTCAAGAACTGACGAAGAATGTCGGAACAGCCGTAAATTTTGAAATTTGGAACATTTGAATATGACTCAGCATACTCCTGAAATGCCTTAATCGAGTCAAAGGTTTTCTTGACAACGGGATACTTCGTCTTGAATGTTCTGTATTCGGTCTCTTTTCCCTGTGCCGGTAAGAACAAATGAGGTTGATACTTCACCTCTTTGTCCACCGGCATTGAATTCTCATAACCACGCACCAAGATCGAATTTCCGACCCGGCGCACATTTGTATAAAAGGTTTTACTCATTTTTTCTTTTGTGAGTGAAGAAATAGTGTTTTCCAATTTTCACTGAAAAAACACCGTGACCAGAACGACGAATGTTCTGAAAATAGACAGACCCATTTGTTGGGTCAGGGTGAATACCATCAAGTATGTCCTTGGCAAGTGTAACAGCTTTTTGATATGCAGTCAAGTCGGACTGACGATGCTGTTTGTTTCTCCAAGGAAATTGTCCGGGTTGTGCGATGACTCGACAGACTGTTGTTGGGAATAGTCCAGAATTTACTCTATTCAACACCACCCAAGCCACACCAATTTGACCGAGATGCGTTTCCCCACGAGCCTCATGATAAATTGTCTTTGCAAGACAGTCTAAATCGACCTCAATAGAGGGCTTAGAAGGCGTTGAAACGAAAAGTAATAGTAGGGCTACTGCCCATGCTTTTAAAGCTGTCATAGAGCGATTAAGGGGCCTTGCGGCCCCATTCTTAGTCGATGCTAACTGAAGTCTTCGAGGTTTCTCGAACTTTCAGGTAGATTTTAAGGATACCATCAACAAAAGTTGCCCGTTGAACGGTTGTTCCGGACTTAAGCCGCAAGGTGCGTTTAAAGTTTTTCTGAGTGATATTGCGAGACACCCAGTCTGCTGGTTCAACAGTGGTAGAGTGATTGAATGTGCCATCAACGATCAGCACGGAATCAACGACATCAATTTTCAAGTTTTCCTTTTTGTAGCCAGCCAATGCATACTCAACGATAGTGAAATCATCTTCCAAATAGATATTGGAAAATGGAAAACCACGCTCTTGGGTATAAACAAACATGGGGTTAAAAAGGTTCTGCAGGTCGTTCATAAATTTCTCCTAAAATAGCAAGATGTTTTGTTTGGTTTTGAGCAGACCAAAACTTAACTGCATTGAGTCCCGAAGCGACTCAAATTCTTTTCACTTACGTTTGCCAAGGTGATACTTGGTCACAAACGTCCATTGATCTTTGTCTCGGTGAGCAACAACTTTAATTGAACCCATGTCAGATTTGGTTGCAATTGAGTTTGGCTCAACTACCTTACACAATCCCCAGTCAGCCAACAGAGAAATAATCCTGTTGCGTCGAGCAACGTCATTCAACGTCAGAGTTGACTTCCGACCCTCCAATAGAAAGATTTCCTTGAAGTGAATGATGTAGTATTTGCCACGTTTGTGAAGGATGTTTGCTGTCTGATACAGAGTATGGTTCTTTGCCGAAGCAATACCAACTCTGGTCAGGGTCTCCTTGATTTTTAGAAAATCATCTGGTTTTGCCAGTTCGATCTCCACCATCTTTTCGATAGTCCAATCATACAGAATTTCATCACCAATAATCATTTTTTCCCGCCCTTTGCGATGTTAGCTTTAAGTTCAATCAATTGTTTGTCAGACAACAGACTCAAAGCGATCATGGCGTTTTGGTCGTTATAACCAAAAGCATCCTTAATCAAGGCAATGTCAGAAGGCAATGAATCTTTCTTCACCCATCGACCATACCGTTTCTTTTTGTCCAAGACTGTCAGAAGATATTTATGCTGTGCATTTTTTGGTAATGTTGGATACTTGTTAATTTCCGCAACATGATATAGGCAATCAAGATTGAATGAAAGAGCCTTGTTGATAATGAAGCTGTTGTATTCTGCTTCATTGCCTTCCCACAAATCTTCCTTGGTTTCAGTAACAGCAGTCACAAAACTGAACGGAGACAGTTTCTTCACTTCCATGATGCAGCAGACATAATTTCAGTCAAACAAGCCATGATGTTGATTTCTTGGTCAACAACAGACACTGCATAGTGTTGATATTGAGCCAACATCAATACGATCTGTGGGATAGACTTTGGTTCAAACAAATCAGTTAAGTTATCGTAGTAGTATCGAAAAAGTTCATTGGCATCCAAGTCTGGGTTCTGTGCAACCCACTTGCGAACATCCATATATTTCTTTGTTCGCATGGCATTGTTCAAACTGTCATATGACGTATTGTTTGCCAAACAGTCAGCATCGAGTTTTCCAGACGAAGATGATCGCTGAACCTCATTCAGAATCTTTCGCATGTCTGGATAGAACTGTTTTACCAATGCAATCGCTGTTGGTAACTCAAATTCAATTTCTTCCTTCTTCATGACCTCAACAACACGACGCAATGCTTTGGCAGTCAAGTCTTTCTTTTCTGTCTCGTTTGGGCGAAACTCAAAAACCGAACAACGTGAAATCAATGGATCAATGATTCGATTCTTAAAATTGCAAGTAAGAATAAATCGAGTTGTTGCTGAAAACTCCTCCATTGTTGCGCGAAGTGCTGCTTGCGCGGGGGCTGTAACGTGATCACACTCATCAAGGATGATGACCTTTAGGTTACCCTCAAATGACGCAACACTTGCAAAACCAATAACTTTGTTTCGGATAGTGTCGATTCCAGATTCATTTGAAGCATTGATATACATCAAATCTGCACCAAGTTCACGACACACTGCACGAGCCAGCGTAGTTTTTCCAGTCCCAGCAGTTCCAGAAAAAAGCATATGCGGAATCTGACCCTTAGATACAAATTCCTTGAAAGTGTCCTTCATTGAATCCGACAAGACACATTCATCAATCGTCTGTGGACGATATTTTTCAACAAACAGAAAATTTTGATTTGACATGATAAAGAAGACCCGGAGTTACCGGGTCTGTAAAAAATTAACCAGAGAAAGAACTATCGGTTTCGCACATAACCCAGTAGGTTTTGTTTGCTCCCTCGAATCGAGACTTCTTGTCGGATGCAATTGTCACATCATAGTCTTCGGGCAACATCTTCAGAAGGTCAACTCGAATGTGGTAGTCAAACGTATATTCAGTGTCTCCTTTTTCCAAAGTGAAAGCATTGCTGTTTGGGTTTGCCTTATCGTGAACCTTGATTGTAATGGTCGAGCCATTACCACTAAATGTCACAAAAGGAACCTTCAGGACAGACGAAGATCGAATGATCTGTTGCAGTTCACCAGCCGATAGTTTAACACGAACTTCGGCGTTCTCGGCAATACTTGGTTTGGCATTTTTTGGAACAACCAAGATAGAATTGTCTGCTGGAAGGTATCGAACACTGTTACGGCCCTCACTGATGACCATCTCACGTTCCATGATCTTGATGTCCGGGTCACTAAAAATGCTGATAACACCAAGGAATTCATTCAAGTCATAGATACCAAATTCAGCCGGAATGACTTCTTCCAGTTCTGCCGATGCAACCATGCTTTTATCAACACTGATGGTAGATACAGTGCTTCCGGGTTTCAATAGCAAGTTGGTGTTGATGGATGCAAAGTTTTTCAGAATAGCAAGAGTTTGTTTCGATAGTTTCATTATAAATCCTTAGTTGTTGAAATGGGCAGAGAGAACTTCACTGTATGCAACTTCAAGTGCTGCATAAATTTGATGGAAATCAAAGGTTGGGTTTTGAAGAACGATTCGTTCAAGAGTCTTATTGTCCTCTTCGCCAAACCACTCTTTAATATATGTCCCATCCTTATAGCCATGTTTTTGACGGAACACGTTCAGTGTATTTTTGGCAATGTACATGTCAATGACTTCATTGAAGTCGATTCCCATTGCCAGCATTGTATCGAAGTAATGCCCCCAATACAACTGTCCATCAGTGGCAGAACGAATGAACAGTTCCCCAAACTGGAACACAGTCTCAACATCATTGACTAAATTTTTTGGGAACCTTTGTTGAGATTTTGTCCAAATATCTCGAATTCGAGGGGTTATGATTTGGTTCAAAATAGCGTCAGACAACATGAAGTGAAGAATATCCACCATTTCAAGTTTCAGTTGATACTGGTCAGGAGTCTGTTTTTTCCACCATTTCCAATCAACGGTTGATAGAGCCTCGCCCATTTCCATCCACGCTGCTCGTGGAAAGTTATAGTTTGCTTTTTTCCAGTTTGGGTTCACCAAAGAATTCATGGTTCCTTGGAGTTCCCGACAGTTTTCAAGTTTGTTAATCATAAGTTCACATTCCGGCTTGGAATTTCTTCCATTCAACCGCAGTTTTAATATCATAAGAACGAGATCGAATCGACTTCAATACCTCCTCAACATATTCAAAACACAACGTATAGTGGAGTGATTTGTCTTTGATGGTCAGCATAATCGGGTCAGTTTCGAGCAATCGTTCAAGCTCTGTTTTGAGTGGGGCTTTGTATTGGTATTGTTCCCAACCATACTCATCCAATTCTTCTTTGGTGCATTGTCCATTGAAGAATCGACTACGCATTCCCTTCATGGCAAGGAAATCTCGTTCCAACTTACTGATTCGTGCTCGATAGAACATCAGTAGGTCAAGGTATTTGTGATGTAGGTTAGATGTTTTCAAGGCCTCCATATCAAGTTTTGTATGGTCAATTTCGGAGTCTTTACCCCATTCGGCCTGAAGTTTATCAAGATTCATCGTCGTAATCTAAGTATTCGTCGTCATCCAAATCTGAATCTGGATCAATGATTTCCATATGAACCGGATATTTTTCTCTACGCTTGTAGTCACCATGACCGGGACGAACATACCCCTCATCGTATGAGCGATCATACGCATCTTTGCTATTACGCACTGTTACCTCTTGATTTTGGTTGAAAATAATATCGACTTGTGCCGATAGTGAATTATATCACATGCTCACTTGGATGTCAACATGTGACGACGGTGAATTTTA